CTCACTGGATATGTTGCTAAGAACACCCTTTACACAACTGCTACTGCCGGTTCTGCTGATGACACTGCTACGACTAAGTTGATTGGCGTAGTAGGTCTTACAGCTACCACAGCAACTCAGACTGTAGAGCTTGCTTCCACCTCAATCATCACAACCTAGTTGTGTAGTAGAGGGAGGCTTGTACAGCTCCCTCGCTTTTAAGGAGATACTATGTCACGTCTTCAAGATTTGATGGGAACAGGAATGCCAGGAGAGTTGGCTTCAGTGTTGTCTACTGAAACCCTTTCATCTGCTCCAACCTTTTCATCTTCTGGATCGCTCACAGCGGCTGGAACCACTGTTGCTGATGCTCTTGCTCTTACCTCGTTTATAAACTTGGTTGGAACAGCGGCAGCAAGCACTGGTGTTAAGCTCCCGATTGAATGTCCTATTGGTCAGATTGTTTATATTGCTAACAATGGAGCTAACAGCATAAAGGTTTATGCTCAAAACTCTCAGACACTCAATACAAGCATTGCTGGCGCTACTGGAACAACGGTAACTGCTCTTACAGCTCTTCAGTGTATTCGTCAGTCGAGTACAAACTGGATAGCTATGCTTCACACTAAAGCAGTTTAGCTTTACGGGGAGGCTTGTACAGCTCCCCACATTTTATTGGTGAGATATGACGATATATTCAGGCACTCTTGTTACGACAACGCCAACAATCAACACGGCATCCAGCACAACAATTCTTGCAGCTAATCCAACCCGTAAACTGTTGATTATTCAAAACAATTCAGCAGCTAACGTAGCAATCGGATTGAATGGCGAAACGCTTACAGGAATCGTCCCATCAGCTACAAACAAATGCTATGTGCTTCCGTCTACTGCTGGAGCAAATACCTTAGTGCTTAAAGACATGTCACTTCCTTCTGGGGCTATAACCGCATATCAGACAAGTGGTTCGGCTCTCAATACCGTAGTCGTCATTCAAGGCTAGTGCTATAAGTTAGGTAGGCATATAGCCTATTTAACAGGAGACATATGGCACAGATAGACTGGAATAACTTAATGAACGGACAGATGCCACAACAGCGCAAACGTTTTCATGGCGCTAACGTCCGTTTCTTTAATTCCTACAACGAGAACAAAGAAAAAAGCTTACAAGCTGGCCGCGCAATCTTTGACGAGATTCCATCCATTTCTATCCAATATCCAGGTGGAGATGAGACAGTTCGCAAGATCGAGCCTCATGATGTTGCAGACTATCCAGAGCTATATGCAGCTTTCAAGGCTGGTAGCGAACCTGTAGTAAGCGGAACCCCGCTTGCTGAATGGCCACTTATGAACGGTTCAACCTTGCGCGAACTACAGCATCTTGGTTTCAAAACTGTAGAACAGTTGGCAGATGCTCACGATGAGATTAAGCGTAAACTTGGCCCTACAGGTCGTTTTGTAAAGATGGCTAAGGATTGGCTTGATGCTGCAAACTCTTCTCAGTTTAACGTAGTTGCTCTTAAACAGCAGCTTGAGCGTGAACAGAAGAGAACTGCAAAGCTAGAAGAACAGGTAGAGTTGTTGCTGCAACGAGTAGAAGGGAATGAGGGCACAGACCTTCGTCCACGTCGAAAGGAGGTGATCCGTTCTATCGAGGTTGAGGATGAGTTGCTTGAAGAAGGCAGCCAAGATGAGGTTTTTGAAGAAGAAACCGCACCTAAGCGCAGAGGCAGACCAAGGAAAGTATGAGTTTAGTAACCGCAGTTCAGAATGTAGCTAACGAGGCAGGTTATACCGTTGAAAGCGGTGTTACAACTTCCACTGAAACAACTACAAAGCAACTGCGCGTTATTGCTCAGCGTATAAACAGGGAGATTGCCGATGCGTTTCCTTGGCCTAAGCTATACGCCTCAGGCTCAATCACGTTGGTTGCTGGCCAAGAAAGTTATGCTTTGCCAGCAGCCTTCTCGTGGTATCACTATGAAACCTTTTGGAATAGCTCCACACGCTGGAGAATCTTGGGGCCTATGTCACCCCAGGAGTACGCAGAGATTCGTGGCTACGGACTGAATACGACTGTTTATCAGCGTTTCCAGGTTAGAGGACTAAGCAACAATGAGTTGCTCATTTCGCCAACTCCTACAGCATCACAGAACGGAAATATAATAATCTTTGAGTATATCGCAGATCGTTGCGTTAGACCTGCAACATGGGCAGCAAGTGTTCCGTACGCTAGCAATGCCTATACTTTCTACAACGGTAACTACTACCAGACTTCAGCAGGTGGAACATCTGGTGCTACTCCTCCAACTCATACGAGCGGCTCAGTATCTGATGGTGGTGTTACTTGGACTTACTACAATGGAGCCTATAGCGATTTCCTAGCTGATTCTGATGAGACTGTTTTCAATCAGAAGACTCTTGAGCAGGGCATGCTTGAGCGGTTCGCTGAGATTCATGGCCTTGATTCTGTTCAACCTCGATTTATTACACAAATGAACGAGGATTATTCTAGGCAGCAAGTTAGTAAGATTATTTATGCTGGTGGCCACACTAGGGCAGAGATGTTTGCTCGTGCTGGCACTGCAGTATTTGGAACTTGGACGTAACTATGGCACCACAGATTGCACCACCTGCAAAGGGAATGAGCGCGCTGGATTATTACAACACTTTGACGTCTCAAGGTTTACGACCTTATGAGGCTTATAATGCTGTTCAAGCTAGTTTTGGAGCTCCAAAGACTCCACAGCAACAAGCAGAGGACGCAGCATCAGCAGATCAAAAAGCTGAGCTAGCTCAAACTGGTGGCACGATTGGTGGATTGTTGATTGGACAAGAAGCGATGCGTGGTTTTCCTAACGTAGCTGGGTTGTTTGGTAGTGGCGCTGGCGCTACAGGTACAACCGCAGGGACGACTGGTACCACGGTTGCAACGCCTACACTGCTTGGAGCAAAAACTACTGCACCACTAGCTACTACAGCACCAGGTTCTACTCTCAGCTCGGTTGGTTCTGTAGGCTTGCCAGCATTGGCAGTTATTGCCGGACTCTCAGAAACTTGGGAAGGCGGTATGAAAGATATTGTTAGAGGAAGAGGGAACCGGCAGGATTGGGCTAATATGGGTGTAAATGCCATTGGTGGCGTAGGTCCTAACCTTGCCTTACGATGGATGGGCAAACCTTCTATTGGCCGTAAGATGACTTCTGGCAAATCAGACGCTCAATTATTGCGCGATGATTTTAGAGGCAAATTAAAGGAAACTGGCGTAGCTGATAAAGATTACAATGTAACTTTAGCTAGTGGCGATAAATACAACATTGGTAAAGACGGCAAAGCAAAGCTAACCAACGTAGACGGTAAAACAACTCGTCGCACTTGGGATGTTGATTTTGAAAACCCACTTGCTAAATATGCCGTTAATATTCTCGATCCGCGAGTGCGCAGTGTTTATACAGCAGAAGCTGATGCTGCTGGTGTTCCGGTAGAGCAATACACTGGGATGTTAGTTAATGCAGCTACTAGCAACGCAAAAACAGAGAAAGATGTTTTAGCGAATATCAATGTAATGCTTGGCAAATCTGGTCTTGATAAAGGAGCTGGAGCACCAATAGCAACTAGGCCACCAGCGCCAATAGCGTCAAATGCTTCGTTGATACAAATGGAAGCACCAGGAAAAAAGACTTCTATTAGAGATATTTTACAATCTAACATGAATAAATAGGACAGTTATGGCAGCAAAAGGATCAGCACTTAAAGGAGCACTTGCAGCAAGCCCACGGGGTAGAGTTACTTCATTGCCTGTAAAACCTCGCCCTATGCCTCTTGGTAAACCTAATGCTGCTGGAATGGCTCAAGGAGCTGGTGCAGGACTTCAGCGCGTGTCACCAGGCATGTATCGCAATCCACAAGGCCAGCTTGTTAATTCAGCAGGTGGCAATCTTTCTGGTCAGCAAAAACCGCAACGGTTAATGCCGTCAAAACAACCAAATATGGGTAATGTGTTAGCTGGTGCAGCTCAAGGTGCTAATCAGTTTCAACCTCAACAACCAATGCAGCCAGCAACGCGACCACCTATGCCATACGGTCAAGGTCAAGAACCTGGAATGGTGTACGCTGGTGGTTCTGCTAATTTTGATGAGACTACTGGCCAATATAGGAATGGATTTAATCCAATGCCTAACCCTGATTTCTCACAGTTTGGACCAATACAATTCCAGCGTCAAAATCAAGGATTGCAACAGCAATATGATATTGGACTTGGAGGGCAGTTCAACCCAGCAATGCAGATGAATCCTCAACAGCAGATGCCACAACTTCAACCGCCAATGGGGCAGTATGGATATGGCCGTCAGATGGGGCAACAACAGCCATACAATCAACAGCCACAACAAGGAATAGTAGCGCCACCTCCAGGAACGCCTAACAACGGAAATATTTACTAATGCCATTCCAAGGCTACACAATGCCACCACCCTCCACAGGGTTGGATCTTGTAACTCCAATTGACAACATGGAGCCAACGAGTGCGCTTGAGCTAGAGAATATCTTTCCTGGCGCTGGCGCTCCTACGGTACGCCTTGGATATACTCAATTTGCTGATTTGGGTTCTAGTGCCCCAATTCAGTTCATGCATGAATATCCGTTAAAAAACGGAACTAATCAGCTAATTGCCGCGCAAGCTACAAAACTTTATTCAATCAGTAGCACTGGAACAGTTACCAACATCAGTAAGGTTGGTGGCTATATCTCTGGCGCGTGGAACAAGGAGATGTTTCGCAATAACTTCTATGTCGCCAACAACAGCGGTTCTGATGTGCCGCAGGTTTATACTGGTACAGGAGTTGCAGCAAATATAAATGCAAATGGTGGTCCTTCTGGAGGATTAGCTAAACTTTGTAACGTAGCTTCTTACAGATTGCGATTATACTTCGTAGAAAAAGATTCTACGTTAATGTGGTTTCACGATACAGAAAACGTCACATTTACAGCCTCCCCATCTTTGCTTAAATCGTACGACTTTGGCGGTATCTTTAGACGTGGTGGGTATCTTCTATTCACTGGCAGCTATACAAATCAGACCAACCAGACTTCGCAAGACTTGTTCATGGCTGTATCAAGCCAGGGTGAGGTAGTTCTTTATTCTGGATACTCACCAGATGATCCTCTCTGGTCGCTTGTAGCTCACTTTATCATTGGTAAACCGCTTGGTGCTAAAGCATTTGTGCGCGTTAACCAGGACGTTTGGATCATTACCCAGCAGGGTATTGTACCTGTATCTGCTTTGTTTCAAACCGATCCAGAACAAGCATTGAACATCATTAGCTATAAGATAAACCCACTGATTACTCAGTATGCAACACAAGTTGGACTAAGCGAGTTGTGGAATGGTTTCTTCTGGCCAGCAGGTAGAAGGGTTTACATAACGTTGCCAGACGCAGCATCGACTGCAACGCTGTTAGTTTACAGCATTGATAGCAAGTCATGGACTCAGTTTATTTTGTACTCTACAGAGCATAATGTTGTTTCTTGCAAATACAGTGATTTGCCTTTTTACGGCTCAAACACTGGCAAAATATATCAGGGTGAGACTGGGTATGCTGATGCCGTAGTTGGTGCTGGCACTGGAGAATCAATCTCGTTCTCGGCTCGATGCGCGTTCTCATTTTACGGTAGCCGTGGCAATTATAAAGCCTTCAAGGATATTCGACCACTAATGAAGGCAAAGCGTGGGCTTACGCTAAACCTTGGTCTTGATACCGACTTCAAACGGCAAGCGCTCGTAACTTCGGTAACAACTCCAATAGGCACGTTTACACCATGGGGAAGCCCTTGGGGAGTTGGCGCTGGGACAATTGACCCGTATACCGGATTGCCATTAGCAACGGTATTTACGCCATGGTCAGCAGATGTAGATTATATCTTTGACCGTTTTGCAGCAGCTGGGCAAGGGCACTGCGCGGCTATTCGATTTGGCGGAACTATTAAAAATTCACCATGCCAATTCATTGGCTTTGAAGTACGTTATGATGTAGGCGGACAGGTATAGTATGGCAGCTAAAAAGACAGCAAATAAACCAGCAGCAAGCAAACCAGTTACTAGAGGTGGTGCACTTAGCACTAGCCCTAGCAAGCCGCGAACAGATCCAAAGGTAGCGCAGCAAAAGGCTAGAGATACCTACCTGACTACAGTGCGCAACTTGGGTAACCTAACCGTTGGCTCTCCTGAGTACAACGCTGCACTTGCTACTGTTAATAAGACAGGTAAGCAGCTTGGATACAAAGAAGGAAGAATCAACACAGCTGTCAATAAGTATGCACAGAAAGGTACTCCTGGCGCACCTCCAGGAACTCCAGAAGCAGCGTTTCGAGGATTGACACCAGAAGGACAAATTCAAGAAACAGGTACTGATGCGCTTGCATTGCAAAATGAAGCATACGCAAGAGAAATGGAAAGAATGCGACAAGGGCAGCCAGATTTTTCAAGCCAACTTGAATCGTCGCGTCAGCAAGCAATGGGACAGTTTGAGCGCACAATGGGACCAGAGTTTGAGCGTCAACAGATGCAGTTGCGTCAACGCATGGCAGAGCAGGGAATAGATCCTAACAGTGGCGCGTATCAAGCACAGATGAAGATGCTTAATGATGCTCAAAGCAATGCGCGTCAAAACGCTATGAGCCAAGCATTTACACAAGGTGCTGAGTATCAACAACAAGGATTTACACAAGACGTTACTAGCAGGACTATGCCATTCCAATTTGCTCAGATGGGAGCTGATGCATGGAAACTTCCATACGCTGCTAAGACGCAAGCTGAACAAGCAGCATT